CGTGAAGCCGGATATTTTGACAGCTCACTCAGCACGGTACCCAGTCAAGACGTACGGCTAGGCACCATGATTTACGCAGGGCAAACCTATAAAAGCCGCTCAAGCATTGACCAATTCGCAAGCTACGAACAAATGGCTACAGCTGCCCCGGTGGGCTCAAGCATGGGCGAAATTATGCGGCTATTAGGCGTGAATAAGCCAGCGGTTGCGTAATGGGCGTACTTTTAGACGGCTATGACCAGCTGGTAGATAAGCTGCAAACCATTACCGGCTTGCGGGTATTTGATGACCCGCGCAACATTAACCCGCCTTGCGTTTTAGTGGAAGCCCCTACCTTTGTTATGCAAACCAACGTTATTGCTGAGCTGCAATTCAACGTAAAGCTCATAGGTTTAGGGCCCGGCAATTACACAGCGCTCAAAAACCTTTTAGACCAAGCAGACCTTATACGGGCAGCCAAAATAGGTTTGAAAGACGGCAGGCCCACAGTAACCACAGTAGGGGCGCAAGATTTTAGCTCTTATGACCTAACAATAAGCACTAAGATAGCCCCATGACGTTTGTAGTGCTTAAGCAATGGCGGCAAGACGTACCAGAAGGCGCAACCGTAGGCATTGGCGATTTTGGTTTAACAGAGCGTGACCTAGCTTTTTTGTCCGTGGCTGGTTTGCTACAAATCAGCACACAGACCGCTAACGAACCTGCTAAATTATCTAATAAGAAACGGAAGGACTAAACCCTCATGCCAACTACCACGTATTTTGCTAACCCAGATACCGTAAAAATTGGTGCTACGTCAGCTGCAACCGTTGACCTGAAAGACCAGTGCAAGAGCGTAGTGTTTACGCGCAGCCGTGAAAGCCTTGACGCAACCGCGTTTGGTTCTACCTCTCGCAGCTATACCGGCGGCCTTTTTAATAATCAAGTCACGGCAACGTTTTTGATGAGCTACGGCGCAACAGAAACGTACGCCACGCTTAATGCCCTTGTAGGTGGCACGGTTTATTTTGAAGTTGCGCCGGTTGCGGCTGCACCCTCAGCAACGGCACCAGTTCTAAAATTGACTGGGGCCTACTTTGAGGCATTTGACGTGGTTAACGCTGAGCTGGGTACCTTGTCAGAGGTTCAGATTACCCTGACAGGTGGCACCTACTCAGAACAAACCGCGCCCTGATAACTAACTAGAAAAGAGAGCAGCGTGAAGCTAACAATTAAAGTAACGACCCTTTCAGCCGGCAAGAAATATGAAGAGCTGGTAGAAACGTCACTAGCCACCATTATCAAATGGGAAAGGCACTACAAGCGCCGTGCCGGTGATTTGGCTGCCGGCTTTGCCGTAGAAGACCTTGCTTATATGGCGTGGGTTACTTTGCAAGCGCAAGGCCTGAAAGAAAGTTTTGACGCTTGGGTAGAAAAGTTAGATGAGCTTGAGGTAGTTGACAGCGAAGAAAGCCACCCTACGGGCGGGGCGGCTACCGCCGGCAATTAGCTGAGCTATTGCTGCTCACTGGTTGGGCACCCCCGTTTTACGCTGAAACGTTTGATACCCGCGACTTGGCTACCGTTATAAAGGTGAATGAAGAGCGGAATAAACGCAAATGATTAGTAGCAAAGTTGAGATAGTTGGCCTTAAAGATGCGTTGCGGGAATTGCAGCAAATAGACCCAAAGCTACGTTTGAAAGTAACTAAAGATTTTAAAAAAATCACAGCTCCGGTAGAGCAAGCTGCCCGGGTGCTCATACCTAAACAGCCGCCTTTATCTGGTTGGGCTAGGGGCTGGAAAACGAAGAGCGGTTACCAAATGTTGCCTGATAATGGTTGGCAAGGTGCTAAAGCTGACAAATTAGTAAAGAGCAAAGTATCTAGTAAAAAGCCGCGTGAATATGCAGGCGTGGCTTCAAATGCAACCGTTTTTAGAATTTCTTTTGCAGGTATGGCTAATACGGTTTTTGATTTGGCAGGCCGGGTAAATAAAAATGGTGACACTAAAGCCGGCGCGCTGATGATTCAGGCCCTTGAACGAAAGTTTGGTAAAGCCTCCCGCGTATTGTGGCGGGCCTATGACGCAAATAAGGCAGAGGTAGAACGGCAAACTTTAGAGCTGACAAAGCAAGTAATGGCTGACGTAGGTAAATCATTAAAGATAAAGTAGTTGCATGGCTGTAGTTATCCCCATTGTTACCGAATATGTCGGCAAAGGGGTAGAGCGCGCAATAAAAGAATTCCGGCAAATTGAGGGCGTAGGCAATAAAGCCGCTTTTGTTTTTACAAGGGCTGTGGTGCCGGGAGCGGTTGCTGCTGGCGGAGCTCTTGCAGCGTTAGGGGTAACGCTGTTTAAAGCTGCTGGGGCGGCAGCTGAAGCACAAAAAGAAGACAAGCTACTAGCAGACCAGTTGCGCCGTACTACTGGGGCCACTGAAGACGCCATAACGCAAACCATGAATTTTGTTGACGCTCTAGAACTTGAAAGCACTATTAGCGGCGGTGAGTTGTCTAGTAATTTGGCTTTGCTTACCCGGTCAACCCAAGACGTAACCAAAGCCCAAGAGCTGCTAAAAATTGCAACTGACGTGAGCGTAGGGTCTGGCAAAGACCTCAGCAGCGTTAGCGAAGCATTGCGTAAAGCGTACGGCGGTGAATTTGCCGCGTTAGAAAAATTAGGTATTCAAATCCCTGACAATGTTAAGAAAACTAAAGATTATGAAGCAGTGCAAGCATTACTTAACAAACAATTTGGGGGTGCTGCCGCTGACGCTGCAGATACGTTTCAAGGCCAGTTAGCAAAATTGCAAATATCGTTTGGCAAAATTGTTGAAGAAGTAGGCGTACTGGTATTGCCGTACTTGCAGCGTTTTGTTACTTACGTCAATGACCACATAATGCCAGCGCTAAAAGTATTTATTGAAGCTCTTAAGGGTGGCAACGGCGTTGCTGGGTCTTTTGAAATAGCAGTGGCTTCTATGGGCGATTTTGCGCCTGCTGCTATTAAGGCAATGCGCGCCGCCACTGAAGCAGTGTTTGAGTTTATTAAAGCTATTGCGTTGAGCTATGCAGGTATTCAAACCCTTATTGGTGCAGCTCAAGCGTTGGCCTCGCGTGGCAAAGCAGGTTTGCCGGCGTTTGCTTCAGCGTTGGCGGCAGCCGGTGGCGCTGTCATAACGGACAAACTTAAAAATGACACTCTTAACTATTTTGACGGCTTGCTAGGCCGCTTAGACGTTTTAGGGCCTAAAGCTGCCGCTATTAAAAACAAAATAAACCCAGTAGCTGACGCGCTAGACCGGCTGGAAGGCAAATTACGCCCCAAAGTTGAAGGGGCAGATGATGACCCGCCAGCCGGTAAAGGTTTAGACAAAATCGCAGAGAAAGCCAAAAAGCTTGCTGAGAAAACCAAAGAGGCTGCTTCAGCGCTTGAAAAAGAAATGGCTGAAGCTCTTAAAGGCGCTGAAGAAAATTTAGCAACAGCTCAAGAGGCGTTTGACAGTTTCGCCGGGTCTGTAGGTGAAGTGATACGTGAAACGCTTAATTTTGCTGACGCTTTTAAAGCCAGCGCTGAAGAGGGCGGCAGCAGTTTCTTTACTGAGCTGCAAAAGCAAGCTGACAAAGCTAAAGAGTTTGGCGTATTGACTGAAAAATTGTTGGCTGCCGGTATTAGCAAAGAGGCATTAGACCAAGTGCTATCGGCTGGCGTAGAAAGCGGCACAGAAATTGCTAAACAGCTGTTGGGTGCTGCTGACGGCGTACTCAAGGCAAATACGTTGGTAGCTGAGGTAGAGGCCATTGCTGACCGTATCGGGCTTGCCGCTGCAAACAAATTTTATAAGGCTGGCGTAGATAACGGTACGGCGTACCTTAAGGGCGTTGAAGAGGCTATTGCGGCGGCTAATGCGCGTATTGCTGGCGCTAAACGTCCTGCTGACATTAAAGGGGCAGGGGCTTTGTTTGCTGAAACAGCAGGGGCGTTGGGCACTAAGGCAGGGGTTGTAAACAATTACACAATTACTGCTCAGAGCCTTGACCCTAAGCGCTCAGGGGACGTAGTGCTAGACGCGCTTAAAGAGCTCAACCGGCGTAGCGGCCCGCTAGATATTCAAATTGCATAATGGCTACGCCCGTAGTTCAAAGCGGTAACTACCTATTTGAGGTAGATACGGGTTTTGACGTAAATAGTTTTACGTTAAATGACAGCACTAAGGGGGTGCTCAATAATACTGAGTTTACGTTGGGCCCTAATACGCAGTTTGCTGACGTAACCAATTTTGTTAAAACCATTAGTTACCGGCGTGGTAGGCAGCGAACTAGTGACCAATTTACGGCTGGCACTATGCAAGTGGTTTTAGATGATGAGCTGGCAGGCGGCGCATTGTCACCCTATGACCCGGGTAGCCCGTATTATGACCCAGCCAATAACCAGCCGGGTATTGCGCCGCTACGCAAAGTGCAGTTATCGCGTGAGGGTGAATATTTGTTTAAGGGCGTAATTGTTGATTTTACGTACCAATTTGATATGGGCAACGACAATTTAGTTATTTTAAATTGCGCTGACGGTTTTTACCAGCTGTCTCAGGCTTCTTTAGATGAGCTTAACGTCAGCCCTGAAACGTCAGGTGAACGAATTGAAACTATTTTAGATTTGCCAGAAGTTGACCTATTCCCGGGTGCTGAGCGCAACGTCAATATAGGCACAGTCAACTTGGGCCATGACGCGGCTTACACTATCCCGGCAGCAACAAACGCCCTAGGTTATATTCAGCAAATTAACCAAACCGCTGAATTTGG